AGCTTCCAGCGCTTACGAGCGTTAAACTCTTCGAGTGTGTCAAAACTCATGAAATCGTTTTCGTCGTATGTCTTTTTGTACGGTTGATGAAGAGCCTTTTTGACGGATGTCTTTTGCTTCTCTTCATAGAATTTTCGAATCATTTCCTGTTGTTGTGATCGTGTATAGTTTACGAAGAATACGAAAACGTTATACTCGAGTTCAACCGTCGGACTTTCTTTGTGTATAAACTTAAACTCTGTGTATTGACCATTTTTTAGGGAAACGACACCTCTCGTCTCTTCTTCGAGTTCCCTGAGAGCACACCGTAACGGGTTGTAAATTTCCCTTCGCCTGCATCCACCCGTCACGAAAATCCATTCCTTAAACCGCCAATCCCTGACAGTCAAAAATCTCGGCTTGCCATCCACAAAGCTCACCGGTATTGCAATCGCCTTGTACTTTTTCATTGCGCATTCGCAAGTTATATTATGCGGACATGTTAATTCCGGGTGTTTTCACTTCCTCGATGGGCTCCGCATCGTCATCTTCGTCATCTTCGTCACCGATCGAATTGAGCTTTTCCATCACATCTTCGGAAAACTCCCTGAGTTCGTAGAGCTCCTCCTTTGTCTTGTTGAGTTCACGGAGAAGGAAAATGACACCGATGACACAAACAGCAGTCGCGACCATCATGATATTTTCGTGGTTAAAAGGAATCATTTATACTTGTACCACGTCTTTTCTTTTTAAGTAATCTACATCACGGCACCCATACGTGTTCGGCCTGATGGGGGAGACTCATACGGGGTCTGAGCGATTTGGACGGTTTCGTATTGCGTGTCGCTCTTCGGGGGACCGATGAACGTTTCGAGTGTCCTGGATTTAGGATCGTACGTCAATACAAAAACGATGGCAAGAAGGAAAATAAGATTCCACATGTACTATTTAGTTAGAATATAAAAGACCGCCCATACCATTTTCGATACGGAGGACGTTGTAGTTGACCGCGTAGATGTCCTTGTTGACCGAAGCGGTATCGTTCACGATACGGGCAGAGTCAAGGCGCGAGAAGTTGAGGGTGCCAGTGGGCTGGAGCTTACCCGTCTCGAGGCAGAAGGGGTACGTGAACAACTTGGTCGAGGGAGAACCGTTCGCGTGGGAAGTGTGGTAGTAGAGGGGCACGGTGGTGAAGTTGGGGTTGGCGAACTTGAAGTCGGCCACATCGGTACCGTTGATCTGGAGCTTGAGCTTGTTAGCGTCACCGAGAATGGCGAGGGCGGAGGTATCAGCGGAGGCGAGATACTTCACGGGATGGTTGAAGTTGAGCTCCTGCATCTTGGACCCGGAGGAGATCGCCTTCTGGACCTGAGTGATGAGCATGTTTTGGGGTTTGGAGGCGAACACCTCGCGCTCCTGAGTATCGAGGTAGGCGTAGTTGGCGTAGACATCCCACTTGAAACTGTTATCCGCAGCGTTGGGGCCCCACGTGATCCGGAGCTCGACATCGTGGTACTGAAGGGCGATGAGGGGGAGGGCCGTCTGCCAGTTCTCACAGAAGGCGAAGCGGAGAGGGTAGAAGCGCTCGGAGGCGGCACCCGTGTAGAGACCACCCGCGACGGACTTGGAGGAAGAGGTGGCCGAAAGAGTGGGGGCGATGAGGGTCGAGTAGATCGAATCCTGTTCATCGATGAGCTGACCACCGATGAGAAGCTCCACCTTAGAGATCACAGTCGTCCAATCGGCGACGGTTTGGGTAGCGGTACCGTTGTTGGGTACGAGATAGACATAGTTGAGCATGTCACCCTTGCGCTCGAAGCGGACGGTGGACATACCATTGTTCGAGACGTTGCCCTGAATGACCTGACGCTCGACAGTTTGGGAGAAGTTCGTGTGACGCTTGTACGTCGACCTGAAAAAGCTGACTTCGGGCTGACCGACGAGGTGCACATCCTGAGCACCGACAGCGACAAGTTGGGCGATACCACCAGACATTTTATAATATAGTGAGAGTTTATTTTTAAGTGGGAAAGGGAACAATCAACTTCGTTGATTGGGACGGCAGACCTTAGAAACTCTGGTCAGTTTGTAAAGTTTGGTTTGAAGACGACCCGAGACCTTCGGTCTTGAATCGGATGATCAGCCACAATGGTACGTACACCCAACAAAGGCTGCCGTGTGAACAGCGTTCGCTTCATCTGTGATGTTTCCATCGGCATCGAGGTATCTTATTTTATAAGCCTTTTCTGTAGCACCGGATGGGTCGTCCTCCCACTGAAGTTGACCATGTTCATCGAGGACGTTCACGATTTCTCTGCGGTCCACGAATTCGTACCCTTTTTTTTCATTTTTCGACTTTTCTTCGTGAATTTTTTGGTAGATAGTTCGAATACGTTCTGTGTATGTTGATTGTTCATTTTGTTCGGTGAATGTCTCCCCGTCGTCGTTCGTGTATACCGTCTCTGTAATCATTCTTCGTTCCTTTTCCGGTAAAATCGAGTATTCTCCTTCGGTTATAGTCTCATACGTCGTTTTCACCCAATAATTCACATCTTGAAGTTCTTTCTTGATGATTTGGACGGGTTGGGTCACCGGATCAAAGTCACAATCCATAGTGATCTTGGCGACTGTATAGTTTTTTAGAGAGTCGGAGTCTTGTTTCTGACCGTAACCCACGATGTTAGACGTTGTGATGTAATCACCAGATTCGAGTGAACCATTGATGTTCGTTATCCAAATGGCACCTTCACCTACAGAGTTGATGTAGACCCGAGTGTCACCGAGTTCTTTCTTGAAATGACAAAATAATCTACCATACCTGTCTTCACGATTTTCTGGATCTTCGGAAGCTGAGATGACACCGAAACATTTTTTGTCATTGGTTTTCGTGGACAAAGAGACGACTGGAAGAGCTTCACTTATTGTGATAGCATTTGACCCTGTTTCGATACCTCCATCCATTTTGATGTATTTATTTTGATCCGAAGAGACGATGAGACCTTCCAGGTCCCCAGCTTGACTGAAAGGAACATCCTTAATGAAGGTTCTGTGTTGTCCAGTGAAATTCACCTGACCTCCATTGGAATCATAATCAAAATACCCCGCTATATCATCGGCGCTAAGACTACTACCCCCTCCCGCTCCATCATTTACTAAAAATTCTAATTTGGACCTTGTATTATTATCATTATAAGAAGTAGCTTTTATCATCGCCAGGTGATTATTATAATCTGCTGTCAGGTAGTAACTTCCTTGAAAAGATATACCGGGTCCTTCCCCACTGACTTTATTTCCCGATCTACGTAACGTAATCCATTTATTAGCATCATGGTCTCTTGATGGAGAATGAGTTCCAGAGCGTTGAATATATAAGCCTCCGTCATAAATTTGTAGCTTTTGGTAATCCGGACTCACCGTTCCGACGCCCACGTTGCCGTTACTTTTAATTGTCATTGCTTGTGTGTCCACGTCATTGATACCATCAGCACTAGATGTCCAAAATTCTAAACGACCTCGGCGTCCACCATCAGTATCGCATATACCCCTAATCTCAGCCATTACATCTTGGTAATCATTCGAACTATTATACGAGCCACAAAAACTTATACCTGGTCCCTCGTCAACCACCTGAGCTCCAGTTTTACTCAAAACTAAATAATGATTCGAGCTAGTAGATGGTCTTTGAAGTGTGTGGTTATAATCAGCGGCTATATATAATTTTCCTAGTGGATTAGAGTACCCGATGCCGACGTTGCCGTCACCTGTCACGACCATTTGTTGTACGGGTAAATTATACCCCGCCGAAGTTCCACTTGTATATATACGGAACTGTTGTTTGATTGCATTAATATCTTCTGGCCAAAATCCAATTTGTCCACCGAATTTACCATTGAATGTTATATCTGAAAGTACAAACCCGATCGATGCATGTTTAGTTGTGTTGTCAGCTCCCTCTTTATTCATAAGTGTAATCGTTGATCCAGTCGTTCCCGTGTCATTCACGAATATCCCCGTACCAAATTTAGAATCATTAAGATTATATTGGTTATTGTCACTACCCCCACTACCACCCCCATCATAATATAGTACCAAACCATTGGTCGATGCCTGGTTTTCTGATAGGAAAACACCTGATTTCACGTTAAGTTTCGTATTAGGGCTCGTCGTCCCTACCCCCACCTTCCCGTCACTGGTGATGCGTAGACGTTCATTAGAGAACCCTCCGAAGGTGATGGTTCCGTTATCGGAGGCGTCCGTACCCGATTTGACACTGAAGACCCCTGCATTGGAGGTGAGACTGGTGAATGATGTAGAAATAGTATTGGCCGTGTTCGATACCAGTTGCAGTGTGGCTTCGTTTCCGCCATTAGAGGGGTCACCGTACACTTCGAGGGCTGGACCACCTGACCGGACCACATCGTTTCCTGCGACCATATTCGTGAGGGCGACAATTTCCCTTGACCGTAACGTCGCATTCTCAATGTCGAGGGTACCGGCTGGAGATGCGTCGATAGGCATTGTTATTATAAGGGGCGAAAAGAATTCACTAAAGAACGACGAAGGCGTTTTTTAGTGAGACTGGGAATAAGTCCTATGGACTTGGAAGAGAGTATAAGTCCTATGGACTAAGCGTTTTCTAAAGCCAATATACGAGCTTCCAGAGATTCGTTCTTCGCCTTGAGTTCTTTTATGGCGCCAATCGCGACGACGAATAGACCCTGATAATTAAGAGCCAATGGGGTTTGGGTTTCGATTTGTTTTGTGTATTGTGTAACCGATACTTCCTGTTCCTCTGGTGAGAGGTTAGAGTATTGCTCTTGTGTAACGACGTTACTTTCGTGTAGATATGAAATGGTATACGTAGATTGTTCCTCTGTTGTCAAATTACTATACTCTTCGGGTGTTGAGGTTTTCGTATCGGTTCGAGTCTCTTCACCACTCACGAGAAAACTAAGTTCGGGGATGTTACGAACATCTTGAGCGATGAAACCGTATTCATCACCGTATGTATAGTCCTCCTTCACATTTTCCCACTCCTCATCGGTCGGGATCCATGTTCCCTCAGCCGGGTTTGGTCGTTCCATGATTTTCTCATATTTTTGTGGGTTCAATTGTGATATGAGTGTAAGTGCGTTTGATACACCCTGTTCGTTGTATTTAATGCGGTCATCTGAAGAGGAATCAGTGAATCCGAAACAACGTAAAGTCCCATTCACATCTAACCTGTAACTCGGTGTGGTGTCATTGATGCCGACGAGGCCAGTTGAAAGTACAGTCAAACTCGCGTCTGCTTCCGTCACTACATAATTCTCTTCGGCCGACCCTGACCCGAGTGCGTTGGTGGTGCAAATATGAAAATTACACCGCCCCCATGAAAGTGGAGTAGCTAAGATAGCACCTTTTATATGATTTTTCCGGGAACGAGTATTAAATCCTATACCACAAGTACCATTCTCCCCTGAAGTACTAAATGGATTACCACTTTCGAGTAAGATGCCGAAATTATTTGTTACATTGTAACCTTCACTATGGATATTTCCCGTCACACTTAAGTTATATCGCGGATCAGCCGTCCCGATACCGACGTAGCCATTGTTTCTGATCACAAATTTTTGTTTACTAGCAGCATCCAACCGATCAATAGTAAAATTACCGGCATATGAATCACTTATATTGGCCTTCATCTCCCATGAATTAGTGTTACTTGCTCCAGACCTAAATAACACTGCAGGTGTTACAGCTGGGTTACCACCGTTTTGAGTAGAGATAGCTCCCATAACATGGAGACTATCGGATGGTGTGGTTGTCCCAATCCCGACCCTCCCGTTCCCGGTGATGCGTAGACGTTCCGTGAGTGGTTTATCACTTCCCGCAGTATCTTGGGCCGTGTTTTCCGTCGTCGAGAAGATGATCGCATCATCCGTCGTGGGAACACTCACTTTCGGGTACACCGAATAGTCTTTCCACCCATCGGACGTACGAATGATCGTGCGTCGTAGGGTTCGCTGGTAC